ATCGTCATTCATATTACCCACAAATACTTTAAACATTCTTCTTTCAGGGGCTCTTGATGTACGATAGATTAACATCGCATCTTCTGACAATAATAATTGTTTCCAAATACGTCTTGCCTTTTCTAACATCGAAGTACCATAAGGTAACTTTCTATCATCACCAAGTAATCTAAAATGAGCGATTTCCCATGAATTGAACTCCATGTCTTTAGCTTTCCATTTAAATCTCAGTCCTTTGTTCTCAGGTAATTCTTCAACATTATGTGACTTGGCCGGCATACCTCTTTCCAAACGTTCAATTTCAATGTTTGGTAGTTGCATACAACCTACAATACCTTTATCAGGGTCTAATTTTAAATAGACAAAATTATCTCCGTATTTACAAGTGTTTCTTGTCCACATCTGAAGATTAGTGTTAATGTCTAAGGCGTTGTTAAATAAATCAGCTAAAATAGATTTTATACGTTTAGATTCTGAATAGATTTGTAATATGTAACCATTTTGGTCGGCAGTTGTGGATTCTTCACCGTATATGTCCAAAGCGGTTGAAATCTCAGGAGTATATTCCATTGATTCATAATCATAAAAAGATGCCAAACGAGTCGGTTCATAATATACTGCTTGAGTATAAAGATTACTTTCTATCTTTGTCCACTGATTGGCTAGATAATAAGTCTGTTGAGCTTGTAATAATTCTTTTTGATATTCTTGTTTAGAAGTTGTTTTTAGTAACTCCTTTTTATCGTATTTGTAAGTCGGATAATCTTGATTTAATAAAGAGTTCGGACCGAAAGCCGTTGATAACCTTTGCCAAACTGTTAATTGATTATTTTGATTATTGTTTTGATTTTCCATATGAGAAATTTAATTTCTATTTCTTGAAATTAAATAGTTAACTCTGACCTGTTGGATTTGTATCTTGAGGTCCTTGTTTATTAATTTTGTTATCACCACCAGGTTTAACTGAACTTATACCTTGGCCGGGAACATTTAATTTACTTCCATTTAATTTTTTACCCGATTTTTTCCTTCTAATTAAACCCATAGTTTATTTTATAAATATTATCTCACACCAAATAACCAACCGTATTTCATGTAATCTTCTTTACTTACATTAGCTCTACCAATGTCTTGTCGTCTTTCATTCATATTAGGTAAAACAGGGTTAAATGATATTTGTTCTGTTATATTATTGTTATTATTTACCGACCATGAATCAATCATAGCTTTAGTTTGTTCAGTTACTTTTGTTAAACTTGTAAAAGAAGATTCTGCAACATAACAAGCCATTGATATTGACATAATTAAGTCATCATGATGACCTTTTTGATGGTCAGGTCTTCCACTTATATATACAAAAGTATTCATCTCATTGAATAATCTTGTACTATAAATTCTAAAATCGTGTCTCATAACCTCTTCGAATGATGCTATGATTTGAACACGTTTATTATTGAAGTTTATACCCGGTATTTTTTCCATGGATTTTGGGTCATATTTCCATTTGTTTGCGACATCAACACCGTCCACATATAAATTCTTATAACCCATTTCTTGTAACTTTCTTGCGGTAGAAACTCCCATACCACCTGTAATATCTATAACAATAAAACAAGAGTACATATTAGCCCATTTATAACAAATTTCGGCCATTGTATCGGGAGGAAGTTTACCAACGTATTCCGCAACTTGTTCCCTTTCATCAAAATCAATTATTTGAAAAGAACTAAAGTCTTCACTATCTCCTCGACTTACGTCGACTCCCATGACATATTTGTGACCTACCACAGGTTCTTTCCATATCCAAAGAGCATTTCCCATCATTTTATTTTGTGGGTCTTTGATATAGTTTTCTCTAATTTTTTGTAACAAATTTGAATCAAATACGTTATCACCTGACCCTAAAAAATTACATTCCAACTCTTGAGATACTTTTCGTTTGTCATACTTGAGTTTTTTTACCATACCCTCAAACCAAGTCGAAGATGGTTTATAACCCTGACTAATTATGTTTGAAAGTTCATCGTAGTTTCTATCAGAAAATTTTATATTTTCCCAACTAATAATATCGTCTTTTGAATATTCTTCTTTGTTTAACAAATAATGAATTATATCTTTTGTTTTAACCAAGTATAAATCTTTTGTATATCTTGGGTCTCTAAACCAATACATTTCAGAAATCTTGAAATCATTCATATTTCTTAACGCTTGGTCGTAAATTTCATAATAAATTGGGTCATATCCATTAGGGGTTGAAATAACAATAACTTTACCTCCTGTAGAAAGGGACGCCATACAAGCTGCCCAAAAGTCATTATCAGCCTCAATAAACGCCGCCTCGTCAAATATTAATATTGTAGGGGTAAATCCACGTAGAGCATCTTTTGATGTTGCAACCGCCTTTACTTCACAACCGTTGTTTAATTTATAATGTTTTTGAGAATTTTTTTCAGGAGCAAAATCAATCCCCACCCATGAAGGCCATTGACCAACAAAAGCTCTAATCTTATTAGCCATTTCTTGTGACGTATCGAGTTTATTAGCAATAATCAAAATCTTTTCAGGTTTTGTTTTCTTTGCAAATGCTAATTTTTTTGATGCCCACGCGGCAGTAACTGTTGATACGCCCGCCTGACGATATTTTAAAGCTATATTTTCATTGTGTGTTTCATAGTCTTCTAACAAAGAAACTTGGTCAGGAAATAATTCTAATGGTACATATTTTGAAACAGTATTGTCATATGTTTGTAGATAAGTTCTCAAAGCATAAGGAGTATCCCTCATACATTTTACATACTCTAACATTACTTGTTCTTTTGTTAAACTCATAAACTCTTTCTATATAAATATCAAAACCCTTATTTAAATCAATAAATAAGGGTTTTTAAAATGTTTTATGTAAGTTATTTTAGAATCCTAAATCAGATAAATCAACATCTTCGTCGTCATCTTCACCACCCATACTTTGTTCATATTCTTGTTTTTTCAAATCTGAAACAATTTCATCAACCATTTTCTTGATAAATTCTTTTCCTTGAGGTTTACCTTCCAAAATTAAATTTGCAATTTTTAAAAATTCTTTTGCCGATAATCTTGAAAATCTCACAAACAAATAATGTTGTATATGTTTTTTATCTTCGTCAAATAATTCTAACGGGTATGTCTCAGTAAACTTTTCCCAAAAAATAGGACCTAATCTTGAATCCGATATCTCGCCAGGTAATGTGTCTTCAGCACCTAAAACCATTTCGGCTTGTTTTGGGTCATCAGGTAATCCGTGAGTTCCAAATATTTCGTAAACACCTTTAACTAATTCATGTACTAATAATGGAAAAGTACCCGCTCTTGCTTTTACTGTTGGAGGGTCTGTTTCGGGGTCAATTTCACTTTGTCCTAACTGACCACCGCCTCCACCAGCCATGGCTTCCATATCGGGCATAACCCAATATAAATGCTCCATTAAAGATTGTGTAGTACCATAAAGGTTAGTCAAACCTGGTGATAACTCATCAAGTTTATCTTGAACTAATACAAACATGTGACCTCCTTTAAAAGCCGCTCCTTGAATTAAAGAATTTATAAAACGTCTTTTAGCTCTTTCTAAATTAAATTTTTCAAATTCATCTGCAAAATCTTCTAATTCCTCAGTATGTTGTTCGGCTTTTTTGAAAACGTCTTTAACTTCTTCTTCTTCAGGTTCTTTAGGTTCTGATTGCATACCTTCAGCAGAACCCATAGGTCCTTGTACTAATTTTGCATCAAACTGTAAAGAACCTTCAGGTATACCTAATTCTTCTATTACTAATTCTACCGCCAAATTTTCCAAATATTCTTTATTTTGTCTTTCAATAGACATAATTTGTTGAAGTCCTCCCATGGCCATACCCATCAAATTCATTACAGGGTTTCTACCTTGTATAACTGAAGTGTTACCTAAGTATCTTCTAACTTTTTCTACAGAGTCTTTAAATCTTTTTGATGCGGTTAGTTCTAAAAACTTTTTTTTGTCTTCAGGAATCGCACCACTTTTTTGAAAAGGAGTTTCACCTCTTGTCAATTTTTTCTCAATACCCGGGTCCATTCTTTCAGGTCCCTCATAATCAATAGGAGCCTCATTAATATATTCTTTAACATTATTTAGAACTTGACGTTCTTTTTTTGTTAAACCTTCGTTTAAAGATTTTTTTTCTAACGTTCTTTTAAGTTTAAGTATATTTTCCATTTTCAAATTTGCACTCATTTTTATTTTAAATTAATTCCTATTTTACTAAATGATAACCAATTTGGTAGTTCCTTCTTACCTGCTTTTGGAGCTGGTTTAGGTCCCGGTTTAGGACTATACGGAGTGCCAGGTTTGTTTGGTTTAGTTGTTGGTTTTGTTTTTGGAGGTGTTTTAACAGGTGCAGTCTCTTGTTCGTCAACTTCTTTTTTACTCGCCTTTGGATTTGGTTTAGGACCTGGCTTTGGTTTATAAGGAGTACTTGGTGATTTTTCTTTTTCTTTTTCCTTAGTTCTCTCTTTTTCTTTTTCCTTTGTACCTTGTTCAGAAATAAAAGATATTAAATCTTTTTTTGACATCTTTGGTAAAATATGTTTTTCAACTAATTTCATAATATTTTTTTCTAATTTTTCTTCTGACATATTATCAAATGATACTGAAGGTTTAACATCATCTAATTTCAATCTAAAATTGTTTGTAATACCTTTGGACATCATATCCATATAATTTTCTTTAGTTTCTTTTTTCTTATACTTAACAGTTTTTTCAGGATGTTTTTTTTCTGGCATTTTTTCATATTGTTTTTTTGATGTGCTTTTTGAAAATTCTTTAGCCATTTTACACCATTTACAATTTTTATCAGAACACTTGTTACATCTAGCCCAAAATAAACCTTGTTGTGCTTTTGACTCAAATTTTTCATTCATTTCCTCGTCAACATCCATTAAAAAATCAATTTCCTCTTTAACTTCAGTCTCCATAGGAGTTACTTTAGCCACACCACCTTTATTGGATACCACAACATTTTTTCCTGCGGTTGAAATCTCAGTTTCAGTATTTGATGGAACAGTGTATGTTGTAACTGTTTTAGTTTGTTTTTGAACGTTTGGTTGAGTTTGTTCTTGTAATTTATTAAACAACAAATTAATTTGATTTTCATTAAGTTTAAGTAAAGTAGATGTTTTAAATCCATGATTTACCAAAGATAATATTTTTTTTTCAGTTTTCATATTGAATTTTTTTATCGAATTCTAAAACGATATCTCGTTCATATAATTTATTTTTAACAGACTCCTCAGTTTCACCAAACTTAAAAACCAATCTTTTTTGTAATTCAAAATTAACATCATCATTTTCGTTTTCCCATGCCAACGCAACAACATCATCAATTGCATCAATCATTGAAAAATAATCCGAATTTTGAATTACTGACATTGTAATTAAATCATTTCTAAGTAACCCTACTTTTTTAACATGTTCCAAATCAGGTGGTAAAGGATATTCCATACATGGTTTAGCCTCCCAATTTTCACCCCATACATTCTTGACACTATCTGAAAAAATAAATTCGTAGATGTTATCTCCTTTGTAATTAGGTCCTAATTCATTCACAAATATTAAAAAACTCATTTTATTTGTCCTTTAGGAGAAATTACAAATTTTTTATTATTTGATTCAAACACTAAATTTTTTGAATTTGTTTTACCCAATAATTTAGCATTTGGATTTTCTTTTAAGAACTTTCTTGACGCCACCTCTTGAGAGATACTTTCAGATATATTTTTTATTTTTGTTACAATATTTTTGTTGTTAGATTTTTTCTCAGACTCATCTAATTTGAAATATTTTTTTAAAACATTTTCAACCTTAGACTCTGAAAAAATACCCTCAATCATTTCTTCCATTCTAGAAGATTCGTGATGTTTGAGTTCAGGGAATTTTTTATTAATTTTATTATAATGTGACATACTTTCTCCCATTTCACCTTCAGGATTTGGAGGAGGTTCAGGCATAATTTCATCGCCGCCTGTTTCTTCATCGCTCATCTCATCTCCAACGTCCAAACCTTCTTCGTCACTTGACATTTCTTCACCACCTTCAAATTTGTTCATAATTTCTTCTTTATCTTCACTTTCTAAATCATTAAGATTTAAAGCCGATAAGATTGAATTAATTACGTACTTAATATCATTTGATGACATATTATTTTCTTCATTAGAAGTAAATTCTCTAATTTTTTGCCCTAATTTACCTGTCAATTTTTGAATTGTTTTGAAAGTAACTTCTTCAGCATCAGTTTCGTCAGTCGTATCTGTTTCTACATCGTCAGATGGCATTTCATCTTCAGGTGGAGGCATTGGTATTTCGTCAGAAGGTTGAGGTGATGGTTCGGGTGCAGGTGCTGGTGCAGGTGCGGGAGCTGGCGCAGGGGCTTGAGCGGGTGGTGGTGCTTGTTCATTAGTATTAACTTTTAAAAAGTATTTTTTCTTACCTTCTTCTTCACCTTCAGTAAATAAAGAAATATTCTTGTTTTCACCGTTAAGAGTGTTTAATTCTTTAGTTATTAAATTAAGTCTTTTCATAGCTTGTGAATATGAAGAATAATATTTTCTATTTTTCATAGGTTCTAAATAATCAGACTCGGATTCATTCAAACTACGTTTTATAACATAACCGTTTCTTTCTTTTACAATTTGATAATCATTACCATCGGATAATGTAATTTTATACTCCAAAGATTTATCTTCATTTATTGGAGTTGGTGTATTTTCTTTATATCGTGATATTTCAATCATTCGATTTATTTTATCGATACCTTGTAATTTTTCACTACCAATAGGTTTAAGTTTTCCCATTTTTTTATTTTTTTAAATAAATTATTTTTATATAAATATGTAATTAGTTTGAATTGTTATAAAATAAACCGTACAAATATTAAACCGTATAAATTTCAGGAGGATTAATCTTACCCGCGTTTAAAACTTTAGTTACTAAATCACCAGTACCCCATGTTTTGAGTGATTCACATTTACTAATGTTTTCAGCCCCTATATCATCTCTCAGTCCATCCACAATACAACTATATCTACCATTTAATAAAGTTTTAACAGTTGCTTCAATTCCATATTCTGGTTTGGAATAATTTTTAACACCAACTGAATTGTAATTTGACAAATTAGTGTCTTTGGATAATTTGAATGTTGTGTTAAAAGGATTGTTTGTTGCCTTACCTCCTTCGGATTGTCTCCAAGCGTATAAAAATTTAAGATTTTCATCTGTAATAGGCACCCCTATATTTTTTAATAAATTTTCATAAAAAGATTTATCTTCTTCAACATTTATTTTACTAAAGTCTGATTTTTTTTGTATTGAAGATAAATCACTTTCTTTAAAACCTGACACAATCAAGGCCGCATATAAAGTTTGTAAATCTTTTTGTTTAAAAACACCTGTCGAATCCAAAGAATAGTCTTCTTGGAAAGATTTAGTTGCTTTTTCCGTTTCAGGCCCAAACAAACCATCAACGCCCCATTTTGGTAATGAAAATCCTAAGAACTGTAGTGCGGTTTGGATATATTCTACAGATTGATTATAAGGTATTTTTTGACCTTTGGTCTTTAGATTTTTAAATTCATCAGTGGATTTTGCAATTTTTTTAAGATTTTCTAAAAAATTAGATTTAGTGGCGTCATTTAATTTTGTATCTAGTTTACCATCACCTGACGATTTTATTTGGCCTAAATCATCAATATAATCCATAGGGTCAACTAACTTACCATCTTTATAAACTTCAAAATGTAAATGAGGTCCTTGAGAATTCCCCGCACCTTTGTCTGATACTCCACCACCACTTAATCCAACTACTTGTCCTTGTTTTACAACATCTCCTTTATTAACTCTAAATTCTTTTATATGACAATATCTGGTTTTCAAACCGTTTGGATGATTTAAAAACAATGTTCCTCCGCAAGCGCCAGGTTTAAATTCGGCTTCTATAACTTCCCCGTCGGCGGGAGCCATAACTTCTGAACCCGACACAGTAGATAAATCAGTTCCAGGATGCTTTCCTGTTTTTCTTGAGACACCAAACTCACTAGAGACTTTCATGGTTTCTAACGGTGAACCTAAAACGGCTTCGTTCATTGATAAAGTCTTATCAATATAATTGTTTTCGAAATCAAATATTTTTTGAATATAATTATTTCTCCTTAATACTTTAAAAACCAAATTTTCAATTGAAAATTCTCCCTTTTCTTCTAAACCTGATTTTCGATATTTTTTAATTTTATCTTTAATTTTTTTTAAAATATTTTTAGCAATTTCAACTGGTTCATCTTTGATATTATCCAAAATTGTATCAATTTCTTTCATCCAATTTTCCGCCTTATTTTTTACGGTTTCCCTATCAACTTCAATTTTTTCTTTTGATGGTTCAATAATCCAATCATCAAATAAAACAGAGTAAACGCCTGTACTGGTGTGTTCTTCACTTTCATCTTGGATATAAAGTTCTGTATCATAACCAAATATCTTTATATCGTGTTTGTCGTTAAATAAAGTTTTTTTAAGGGTAAATAATTCTTGATAAAGTTCTTTTTCATTTTGTTTAAACTGAGAAAAATCCGCCATTATATGAAGGTCAATATCTGAATATTTTGACCAATTATAATTCGCCAATGAACCTGTCATAACAACATCCGAAACAATAAAATCAACTTTTACAAATTCTATAAATTCGTATGCTATTTCCAAAAGTCTTTCTCTGACTTTTGGTCTCATTTTATAATTTTCATTTTTTGTTGTTTTTTCCCAAACTTTGGAATTCAATTCATCTTGAATTTTAAAACTCGCAATAATATTCTGTAGATTACTCATCAGAAATAAATATTCAAAAAAAAGTAATTGTTAAACTTTCTTGTATTTGAAAGTTTTTGAAATTTTTGAAGTAAAAAATTTTCCTTGTGATTCTGACATTCTAAACTGAGTATATAGTTGGAGAGGAACTTCCTCGTATTCATATTTTGCACCGTTACTAAATTCGACCATTAATTTTTTTGTTTCTGTATCGTATTCGGTTTTTTTTATATTCGAAGATTGAATTTCATTAATTATTTTTGTACCCAAAATTGTTTCACTTAAAATCGCCATAATATTTTTTAATAAAAAATAATAAATTAACGTATAATGTAACTAAAAAATAATCCCCCAATTTGTGTTGGGGGATTTATTTTATTTTTCTAATTTTTTTATTTCATCTCGAACTTCGATTGCCTTTTCATAGTTTTGGTCTTTGACATGTTTATTAAGTTCATTTTTTAACGACTCAATTTTGTCTTTGTTTTTTTCCATTTTTTTTATTTCGTCCCTCAACTTAACGGCTTCTTCATAGTTTTGTTCTTCAACCGCTTTTTTTAATAAATCTTGAAGACTTTCAGTTTTCGTTCTTGAACCAAAACCATCGGTTCTTACAAAATTTGTAATTGTGGTAGACCCATCCTCGGATGTGAAGGTTTGTTTTGTCCAAACACCATTTTCATCAGTCCCCGTCTCAGTTTTAGTTTCTCCAAAAATCATTTTTGGTTTATACCCAAACATTGAATCCATTGATTCAAACATTGAGTCAAATTCTCTCATAAAATCGTTGAAATTTTTTCTTTTTCCAAACATAGTTTTAAATTTTTTTAAGTTTATTTTCCGCCACATACACTAACAATATGCCAAACCTAAAAAAATGTAAATTTGACACGTTAACATTGTTATAAATAAGTATTTTGTCAGTGTTTTTTTAAAAACATGACATTTTGTCAATATTGGACTTTTAATTAAAAATTCATATTATTTAATAAAAAAAACTATGACTGATAACGTAGATAACGACGGTAAAAACAAAGGTAAAAGTTCTAATGAAAATTCTAACACACCTGTATTAGATAATTTCAGTAAAGACTTAATTAAATTAGCTGAAGAAGGTAAATTAGACCCTGTTATTGGAAGAGATAGAGAAATAACAAGAATTGCTCAAATTCTTTCAAGAAGGAAAAAAAATAATCCTATTGTAATTGGTGAACCTGGTTGTGGTAAAACCGCAATTGTCGAGGGTTTAGCTATTAAAATATACAACGGTGAATGTCCACGTAATTTAATGGATAAAAGAATCGTTTCATTGGATATGACATCCATTGTCGCAGGAACAAAATATAGAGGTCAATTCGAAGAACGAATGAAAGTCATAATTGAAGAATTAGAAAATAACCCAAATATTATTGTATTCATTGATGAAATACATACAATTGTTGGGGCAGGTAATTCATCAGGTTCATTGGACGCGTCAAATATATTTAAACCAGCTTTATCAAGGGGTGGAATACAATGTGTTGGCGCGACAACTCTCGATGAATATCGTAAGAATTTTGAAAAAGACGGAGCTTTAGAAAGAAGATTCCAAAAAGTAATAGTTGATTCCGCAACAAAAGCGGAAACTTTACAAATATTAAAAAACGCTAAGGACAAATATGAGACATACCATAAAGTTTTTTATACTGATGAGATATTAGGGCTCTGTGTAGATTTAGCCGAACGATATATTACCGACAGGGAATTTCCAGATAAGGCATTTGACATTATTGATGAAGTAGGTGCTCGTAGTCAAGTTGAAATAAAAATGCCTGAAATTGTTGAGGATTTGAAAGAACAGGCTCATCAAATCAAGTTAGAAAAAATGGATGTTGTTAAAAAACAAAACTATGAAGAGGCGGCTAATTTAAGAGATAAAGAGAAAAAAATATTAAATAAATTAGAAGAAGAAAAAAAGAAATTTGAAGATGAACTTCAAACTAAAAAGAAAGAAGTAAGTGTTGAATTAGTTTATGAAGTCGTATCAAATATGACTAAAATTCCGATTTCAAAATTAAATTCCGATGAAACTAAACTACTTTCTGATTTAGATAAAAATCTTTCTAAAAGAGTTATTGGACAAGGTGAGGCGGTTTCAAAAATTGCAAAATCAATTCGTAGAAACAGATTAGGTATCAAAGACCCAAATAAACCAATAGGTTCGTTTATATTTTTAGGTTCTACAGGTGTTGGTAAAACTTTTTTAGCGAAACAATTAGCGAAAGAAATTTTTGGAAACTCAGACGCTTTGATTCGTGTTGATATGTCTGAGTATCAAGAAAAGTTTACAATGACACGATTGGT